TGTCAGATCCACTTACAGCGTATCTGTCTCTGATAATAATTGGTTTGTTACTGAAGGTAGTTAACTGAGGTTGGATAGATTGTCCTTGTGCTCCTGTAGCAGGACCAACAGAACCTTTTCCAAATTCAGAACCATATACAAACACTTTGCACCCATTTAAAGCTGGTCCAGCGTTTACATTAACTCTTGTGTAAGGTAAAACATCAAATAATTGTGCACCGATTGCTCCAGTAGCTCCTGATTGAGTTACTATAGCTTTTACAGTGAAAGCTGGATTAGCTGGATCCATAATGACAACAGTCATGTTAGGATACACAGTGTTAGTAACACCAGCTGGTAAAGTAAGTCTATTACCTACTTGTGCTCCACCTACAGCTTGAATAGCTACATTATCGTATCCGATATGTAATCTATTTTGCTCAGACCAAACTACTTGATCAGACATCATTGGCATTTCAGCGCCAACCATTCTTAAGAAGCCACTTAACGTTCTGTTTCCATAACGCTCTACCTCTGCTTCATATATTTCCGGTAGATATTGTTGTGCGAAGTCATTCCCACCACCACTATTAAAATTTAAATAATTGCTAGTTAAAGTTTGTGTAGTTAGTGAAGGTATTAAACTTCCAAATTGAGGACTTAATACACCCATTTTTTTTTAGTTTTAATTGTTAAATTTACTTGTTTTAATTTTCAACTTAGAACTATCTACTCCGTTTATAGCACGTACTTTAAAACCACCTAATGATATGTCTTCACCTGCACTTTGACGCGGAGCATCTAGTGTAGGATTTTTAGAACTTTGCATTACGTTTTTAATTCCATCGGTTTTACCTTGTTCATAAAAATGTTTTACAATACGATCTACATTCTGAGCAGCGTACATAGCCTTATGATAACCCTTCGTATCTTTAACATTACCTTCATTGTCTAAGAACTTCTCGACGAAGTTGTTAATGTTTGATTGATTTTCTGCAACTGAACTAGGATCTTTAACACCATATCTAAACTTCTTTTCTCCAACTTCGAAATCAAAACCTTTGAAATCATCAGAGAATAAACTTTTAGTATCGTTAACAAATCTTTCGTGCTGTTGTGTAGCTAACTCTTGATCTTTGTTGTATCTATTGAAAAAGTCTACAGCCTTTTGTTGATCTGGGTTTTGCGATGGTCTTAACTTAATCTCATCGTAGTATTTAACCTTTAGATCTTCTAAATGCTTTTTAGCTTTTGCAATTTCTTCTTTTTTTGCGAGTTTCTTTCTGCGGATATCTCGCTCCTCATCTAAATCAGTGTCAAACGAAAAATTTTCTTCCATTACAAATGCAAGATCATCATCCGAAAGATGTGGTTTAGTATTTTTATAATATTCTTTTAATAAAGTATTTTCATCAACGTTTGAATAATCAGCGTTGAGTCTAGCGTAATCTTCTATAGTTCCACCAGTTTCTCTCATAAACTCTACGAGTTTTTCTACATTGTCTGGTAAATCAACTTTAGTTGGTTGAGCTATTTGTTCTTGTTTTGGTAGTGGCTTTTCTCCCACCTCTTGAATTTCTTCAATAATCGGGCTGGACTCTTCAACTGGTTTGTCTCCTCCAACGTCCACGCTTTTGCCATCTCCGGTTTGTTCGCCCACATCCACCTTCTCTGTTTCTCCGATTTGAATGGCATCTGTTTCTTCTTTTTTCTGTGTTAAATCTACTTTAATAGGTTCTTCAGCTTTTACATTTGGATCTTTTGTAAGATCTACTTTAACTGGTTCTTCTTTTTTTTCAGTAAACTTTTTAACTTTTGTTTTTGACTTTATTTTAAAGTCACCCTCCTGTTTAACAGGTTCAGTTGTTTTTGTTTCTTCTGACATAATATAATATAATTAAATAATTAATAATTAGACACTTGGCGTCATAGATGCCATGTCTGGTTGTTCAAAGTTTTTAGGCAAAGAATCATTTTGTCTTTGACTAATTAATTCGCTTTGTTGTGTAGCTTCCATTTTACTACGTTTATCTTTACGATCTTCGATCATATTTTCTTTTTTCTCCATAGCTTGGACATCCATACCTTTTAAGGCCATATCATATTGATGTTGGATCTCCATTTTTTGCTGTTCTATTTGAGCAGCAATTTGCATACGTTGTATTTCCATTTGATTTACAGCTTGCTCATATTGTACTTTAGAACCTGATATAGCTTCTTGTTTTTGTACTTCTGATAGTGCTACTTTTTCAGCCGATTCAGCTTGTGCATCTGCTTGAGCTTTAATATTAGCTTGTTGATTAGCTTGTTCTTGTGCTTGACGTTTTTTACGTTTTTGTTTTAAAACATCATTAGCTAGCTTTAGGTTTTTAATCTGACGTATATCTATAGCATCTTCTAAATTAATACCACCTTTTTGTAAAGCCATCTGTATATTCTGCTCTAACTGTGCTTTTTCTTCTTCCTCAGGTTCAAGCTCTAAATAAATACCAAAATCATGTATGTTTAAATTTTGTATTTCTTGTAACGTGCCTACGTTGTAAGTAGATATAGAACTTTTTAAAGAATTTAAAGTTAAAGGATAGTTTAATGAATCAGCAACTTTTAAAGAAATGTTTTCGCATGTTCTAAGTGTTAACCATAAACTAGAGTTTAGTATATGTCTTGTAGCAGTATTAGATGCGTTAGCAGCTAGCTTCTGTAAACCTACTAAACTGTTCTTGTCTGTATCACTACCATCTCTAGCTTCGTTAAGTCCGGTTACGTCACGTATCATTTGTAAATAATACTGATAAGTTTGTATTAAACTTTGTATTTTACCTTGACCACTAGAACTAGTTAATTCTTGAATAGGTACTTTACCTTGGTTGAGTGAACCTTCTTGAGTTAATGATCTACCAACAATACTACCAGTTTGGAAATACATATTTAATGCTTCTGCTGGATTATAATTTGTACCATTACCTAAATCAACCTCTGCTAAACCATCCATATCTAAGAATACACCATCTGGTACTATTCTAGACATAACTTGTTGTAGCTTTAAATGAGTTAATTGAATCATATCAGCAAAACCAGTAGTTTTACTAACAATAGATTCAATTCTTCCTTGGTACATTCTTGGTGCTACAATAGCATAACTCATTTCTACTTTTGTAGTATCAGCAAAAGGTCTTGTCATATTTTCAGCAAGTTCCCATCTTAATAGTTCATTGTTACCAATTACTTTAGCTCCTTTGTATAATACTTCTATTTTTCTTGATACTTTAGAGAATCCATCAACATCTTCTGGTGGATTAAAAGTATCATCTTTTACTAATGCTTTTTCTAAACCTTGACTAGTTTCTTTTATTTTAAATACTTGATTGTTATATGTTTTATACTCAAAATATAATACTTGTATAGTGTTAGGATCATAAGTAGACCAACCATATAAAGTATCTCTATTACCCGTTTGTTTAGATATTTTATCTAATTCACTTTCTGTAAGATCAGAAAACTCTTTAGCTATTTCACCAATAGTAAGTGACTTAACTTCTCCTACATAATATATGTCTTCAAAGTTTGGGTCTTCAGTATATGAAAATATTAATCTAGCAGGGTCAACATAATCAATTGTAATACCATTTGCTTTATTCCAATTTGTTTTAACAGCACCAATACCTAAAGTTACAAGATCGTAATTAAATCTTTTTCTTATGTTATTAAATTTGTTTTTAGCCAGCACGTTATCTATAACTTCTTCTTCAGCTATTTCTACAGCATGCTTATAGCTAAGTTGCATATGCATATCTAACTGCTCTTCATTTTCAGGTAGATTAGCAGGATCAGGACTTTGGTATAAACTTAAACCTAATGTTGTTTTTAATTCTTCTAAATAAGGCTTAGCTAACATATCTTCATATATAGCTGTAGCGTAATCTGTTCTTTTCTTTAATGATACTGGATCTTGTGCGTTTGCTTTTATTTCAAACACTTTATTTGACATACCATTAACAACAATATCTACAAACTTAGATAATACAGGTACTGGTTTCCAGTCTAAATTAAGATAAGACATATCGCCATTAATAGCTAACTCATCTTTGTATTTTTGCACAGGTTGTTCACCTCTTGCGTATAATCTTAAACTATGAAATCTATTATATGATGTAGCAAATCTAGTTCCATTACCGCCTTGTCTCCACCATTCACCTTCAATAGCTTGAGCAACCTGCTCTCCATATTTCAACGAGTTTTTTACTTCGTCCGGCACAACTTGGCTAGGAAAAGAACTGTTTGGATTTGTGTATATATTCATTTACTTAATTATT